GCCAATCTGTGCGGAACCTCCGGAACTGCCAGTCTGTGCGGAACCTCCGGAACTGCCAATCTGTGCGTAATTTCCGGAACTGCCAATCTTTGCGTAATTTCCGGAACTGCCAATCTTTGCGTAATCTCCGGAACTGCCAATCTTTGCGGAATCTTCTTCATCCATTTCTTCAATCTTGGTCTTTTCAAAAATAAACTCAATACAGGCATTGACAAATCCGCTAAATGATAGTTTTGCACCAATTTTCAGTTTCTTAGTACAATATTTTTTATTATCATCTGTCAAGCATTTGTCCAAAGCCTCCACTTCTGCAAACTCGTTAAAACTTCCATCGGTATTAACTAAATCATAATACTCAAGGACATCAAATGGATTTTCGCAAAAGTGCATTCCACTTTTACAAATTTCAGCTGCTTCCTCTTCGAAAACTGTATTTTCCTTGTACTGCTTTCCTCTACAGACCAGTCCTTTATCAAAACCTTTAAAACCTTTCATTTTTCTCTCCTTTCCTAACGATATGTTCCGGGCTTACCACACACAAGACTTCCGTCCTGCTTTCTAACGATCGCTCCAATTTTGATAAGCGATTCAATCAATGCTGGAGAAATCGGTGTCGCTCCCTCTGCCTTGATTTCTTTTTCCTTACTCATGGTTTCTTCTCCTTTCGTCTTGCTCGTCATCATCGTCATGCTGAAACATTGACATTATCAGCGATACGATAACAATTCCTATAATCGTTACCGATACACCACACCAGAAAGGTGGAATGTACATAAGATCACTTCCTTTCCATATATACTTCTCTGTACTGTACACCGAATTTCTCGGTATCGGAATGTACGTCAAAGTATAGATCTATACTGTTTCCTTTTATCGCCCCACCGCAATCCTCGGCGATAAACTCTCCAAGTCCTTTTATGTGGACTACCGATCCATAAGGTATAACCTTTGGATCTACCGCAATCGTTCTTCCCTGCCTTGGAACAACTCCAGTAGAAGTCATTCTTCCGTACCTGTCCGAACAATCGCAACACGGACAATATGCCGTAATTCTGTACGTTGTCCATTTCTTCCGAACAACTTTCTTTTTCTTGTGTGTCCTTTTCCTTTTTCGCTCAACACTTCTCGTCTCAACAGAGACTGTTTCAGTTTCTGGAATCTGAATTGTGCCGATTCCGACTAAAACCTTTTCCTCTGCCATTTCTGGATTTTCCAACTCGATTCCTCGGAATCCCCATATGCAGACGGAAAACAGAAACGTTATAGCGACTAGCATCACTTTTCTAATACAACCACCGCCTAAACACATAAACGCAATTGTGCGTTGGCATCTGTAATCTGTTCTGCTAATACCCTTGGTGGCTCGTAGCAATCAATAAATTCATGAACGTCTGCTATGTATCGTCTTTTGATACTCTTATAGGTAGAAACACAACCAAACTCTCTTTTTAACTGATTCCAGATATCAGAAAATGCTTTGTTTCTAATGCTAGGGTCGTGGTAAGATTCGCTCTGTTTGCCACCGAGAATGTCAACCACTCTTCTTTTTACGTGTCTTTGGATATCCTCGATTTCGCAACCGTAAAGCGGCATATCGTTTTCCAAGGTATAAATCTTTGTTTCCACTTTGTCCACACGTTCATTCAGTTCATCATTGCCCTGTGCCAGTAACTGGATTTTTTGAGCCGTTGTCATTGGCTTTCCATATGCACCGGTTTTTCTGATTGATGGCAATACTTCGGTAGTTACCCAATCCGTAAATCTTTCTGCCGACTCCTTACGGCTTTGAAAAATTGTCTTATATAGGTTTGCTTCATTGATGAATGTCGCATCCTGCTCTCTACCTAATCTGTCTATGACCTTACTTGTAGTAACCCCATCGGCTTTCAGCCTTTGTTTAACTCTACTAACCTGTTCAAGGTCAAGAGCCTTGCAAATATCAGCCAAGCAAAACATCGGTTCGCCGTCTTTCATTACAGTACGAATTTCTCCAAATTCTTCATTTTTGAAGATTTCCAAATCGTTCATCTGAATCACTCCTTTCAAAATTCAATCTAATTGGACTTATCTGGTACAAAAATAAAATCCATCGGCACACCGGAAATTTTACTCATTTCTCTCAATTGTGAAATACTAGGTTCGGTATTCCCTTTTTCCCAGTTTACAATCGTAGTATTCGAAACTCCGAGTGCTTTCGCCCATTGTTTCTGCGTCATCTTAGCATTTACTCTGACCGCTTCAAGAGAAATCTTTGGCATTTGTCATTCCCCCTTTCGTATATCTTGACCTTAGTATAATTCAATTGAATTGAATTGTCAATACCTAAAATTCAAAATAATTGAATTTTGTATTGAATTTTTTTAAATTATAGTGTATTATAGTTATTGAAAGGAGTGAAAGAAATGACAGATGATGAGCAGAAAGCCATATTTGCAAAGAATCTTCTTCATTATATGGAGATAAACCAAAAGCAGCAGACAGAAGTTGCAAAGGATTTAGGTTTTAACGCCACTACATTAAATATGTGGTGCAACGGGAAATCATTTCCTAGTACAGGCAAAATAAGAAAACTGGCTGATTATTTCGGAATTGGAATGTCTGATTTAACAGATAAAAGAAATTCCTCTGACGATAATAACATAAAGTATTCGGATGCTTGTATGAAAATTGGTTTAAATGATAAGCGGTTTAAGCAGATTATCATTGAGTATAATGAGATGCCTTTGGCAAGAAAGCAATTGCTTTGTGATTTCTTTGAAGAGTTTATCTTTTAAAAAAGCGGGGTTATTTCCCCGCTTTTTCTTCATTAAATCCAGAAACAACAAATCCGCGTATCAGTATAAGAATTTGTTCATTTTGGATTTTTTTTACAGTTTCAATTATTTCTTCCTTTAATTCTTCGTTTTCATTTCCCATGTTGCCCTCCTTACGATAAGACAATTATAGAACATTTGTTCGTAATTGTCAATCATAAATTTGCAAGATTGATTGTTTCCCCTTAGTTTTAAAGTGAGGGGCAGAGTTAAACAATGAACTCTTACCCCTCGCCAGAACTTGAATTGTCTCGTTTGAGACAATTTTATCTTACACCTTTTGGCACAAGAAAACAATCTTTTTTCATCGCAAGTTCGGTCAATTTTCGACACCAATGTCTTTTTTGAATTGTTTCCACATTTTGTTATCTTTTCCAATCATAGGATGAGGACAATCCTTACCGTTTACATCCCAATGCCTGATAACGGTTTTTGCGTTCGGACAGTATCTTTTGATGTACTTAATCAACTTTTTAACTGCTTTTGCCTGTTCCGCGGTATAACCTTTTGTTGCATCGCACAATTCTATTGAAACAGAGTTTGCATTTGTACATTCCTTGTAATACTTCCCTGCTCCTTTGTTCTTGCTGTAAAATTCTCCAACGCTCCATGCAATCTGATTCATTGGAATTGATTTTACCGCTTTACCTTTTTTTCCAACAAAAAAATGTGCGCCAACGCCATTTCTTGCTCCTGTCTGCTCTTTTTGGAAAAATTTAGCATTATCCAATGCCGTATCTCCATTGTTTCCAGTATAATGAATAACAATAAAGAAAATACTTTTTCTGTCTCTCTTTCCGTGCATACAAGACTTATTCGCTAACAGTTTTTTCATCTTCTTCTACCTCCTGTTCCTGTTCTTTCCGCAATGCTTCGTACTTTTCCTTGTAAGCCATCGCCGTAAATTCGGTTTGAGCAAGTCGAACTTTAAGTTCCTTGACCTCGTTTGCCAACTTATCAACGATGTAATCTGCCATTGTAATTTCTTTGTTTTCCATTTTTCTAACCTCCTAAGATTTTATAATTTATCTCAAAACCAACGCCCTATAAAAATTGCGCTGGTTACTGAATTTACGGGAAGTGTGGCACCAGAATGCGTAGCCCAAAAAATACATCTGCTATATCCAGTTTTGCTGACGCCATCAAAACTGACATTTACAAATGGTGCTGACGTGTCAGGAACGCCGATTCCAGTAATAACCATCGGTGTATCTACAAATGCTAATGGGAAAGTTCTACCGTCTCTAGATTTGTAATACACCCCTTCTTTGTTGCTTATATCTGTAAGTGAAGTTACATTCCCCATTTTACTTCGATACTCAATAACAAGTCTTCCGTCTCGGTATTTTTTACAAGTAAAATTTCCACTTGTTGTCACTTCGCAACCGATTATTTCATATCCATTTTCAGAAGCATTGTCTTTATTAACAGAAAATATCGTCTTTCCATTCGGTTTAAAGTTAATCGAGGCAGGAGAGATAAGAAGCCTTTCTCCCACAGCCGTGTCCCATATCCGTAAGTTTCCATAAGTGTTATCAAGGAAATATCTCACGGTGCCACCTTGTGCATCGTCTAATCCGATTAAACCATTTGATATGACCGTTTTACCTTTTGAACCGTTGTTTTTTATGGTAAGTGACTTTACTGTCGTTGGAACGTTTATTGTGCATGATGGTTCTATCGTAAACTCTCCGCTTGAAGTAATCTTGGAATACCCCGAATCAATCTCGAATGCTACGCTACTTCCATTATATGGTGTTCCAGAATTTACTCCAAAAGCAAGGCTTCTTGTTGACAACCCCATAAATTTATCATAGTAATCATTTCCATGGTTTAAACTTTCAAGACGTACACCGTCAAATCCAAAAAAGGCTTTGTTTATTTCAGCGTTATTGACTGTACAAGTCAACGACAAGAAATCTTCTTCTTGATTAAATTTGGAATTTATTTCTGCTTTGTTGTAATATGTTGCAGAGGCATTTTCCGGAGTATATTCCGAATTTGATATCAGTTTTTGGTCTTGCAATGTAAAGCCTGCAATTTCTCCGATTTCCGCGTGCATATAGCCATCATAAGTAACATACCATTCGTTTTCTATTTTAAGAGGGTCTTTTTTTGCTTTGTTAGCATAAATCGCATATGTTCTTCCATTTGCGTCTGTGTACGACTTGTCTGTGTTTATTTCAACTTGATATTGATACCCATTTTCTTCATATGATCCGACCAACCAATTATCAAATATTCCAAACCCTCCAATCGTACCTTTGTTTGCAGAAATACTTGCACCAACCAACGTCGCACCACTAATCACTCCAGTAGCAGTAATGTTTTGTGCAAAGATTTTTGACACAACAGCACTGTCAGCAAATATATCGTCTACGTCTAATTCATTGGCGGTAATCGACGATGCCACAATCTTGTCTGCATTGATTGTACGGTCTGTAAGTACGTAGCCGTCAAGAGTATCTACCGTTTTACTAGTCAGTTCTCCAAGATTATTTAAAGCATATAATAATCCATTTTCTGAACCTTTAAGAAGTATTCTGTCAGCAACCAACGTTCCTGCCGTGATTTTGTTAGCATTGACTTCAACACTATCTAAAAAACCAGTAACGTGTCCATCTACGATTGTTGCCCTGTCAATCAGCCCAACGTTAGCAAAAAATGTACCGACATTTGCCACATCAATATTGGAAAGTTCAATATTGGCATACTTCAAATCTGCGGTATCGGCGTTCAAATAACCTAAATCTGCTACTTTGGCACTAAGGTTATTTGTTGTTATTGCGATTGTTTCCAAGTTGTCAATCTTTCCATCTACTGCTTCCAAAGAAGTAATTGTGGCATACTTGATACTTGCTTCATCCGCGGTCAAATATCCGATATCAGCAATTGATGCTTTAAGATTTTCGATATATGCTTTATCAGCCGTCAAATCTTTGATAAAAGAACTATCAACCTTTTCAAAGCCAATCGTTGCATCTTTTATTTTGGCGCCCGTCAAAGTGGAATCTTTGATTTTAGCATTTTCAATCTCTCCATCTTTGATTTTCGAGTTTGTGATTGACGAGTTGGAAATTTTACTTTCCGTTATGGCACTATCCTCAATCTTGCTACCATCAATGCTTGATTCCATTATGTGATTTCCTCGGATAGTTCCATCTACAATAAGGGCACCGGTAATTGTTGCCGCCTTTATTTTGGAACCGGTAATTGTTCCCTCTTCTATATTAGACCCTTTTATTGTCGAATCAGCAATAAGAGATCCGGTAATTGTTGAATCTTTTATTTTCGATCCATCGATTGTACCATCCTTGAATATGCTACCTCTAATCGTGCTATCCTCAATATTACTAAAAGTAATATTTGCATAATTCAATTCAAGACTTGTTTGTCTACCCTCTTGTGCCGCCGCCGCAGATGCCTGCGTTGAAACCTCTGTAGAATAACTTCCGTTGGATTCTATGTTGCAATTGCACGATATATTTGTAGTAAATCCACCATCCCACTCGTAGGAAATCTCCCCGCATAAAACATCTATTGGATTTTCTAACTCCGGCACCTTTACTTTTACAAGATTTCCCGGTGCAATATTCCATCCGAAATCAATTCCAACAAACGTCATATCGCACGTACGATACATCAAATCGCCTTGTCTAAGACAAGCAGAAGCACGGCCGCCCGGTTTTTCGTTCAAATTATATCCAAAACCATCACTTGTCCAACCAATCCAATCGCAAGTAACTGTGTAATTATACGGTGTTTTACCAGTCATTGACGACTGTGAAGCAAGCAATGTATTTGATACCTTGTCTTCATCCAGATAATTTTGTGTCCATATATCATCACCAGGTGGGTCTGTCTCTTTTCTGTAGTAAATGCCAAGGACATATTTATTAAACAACAATGAAATAGTTTTAATAGCATATACTTCTTTTGAGTATTTGTAATTTCCGTCAAGATAATCTGGCAAAATATAACGATCCGAATTTAAAGAATACGTTTTTTGCTTGATAACGATTTTATTGTTTGTATCTTCGTATACATTTCCACCAAACAATATTGCAATTCCTGCCAAAGCAGTTTTTACAGATACTCCGGTTTTACATCCAGACGCAGGATCCATAAGGGTTTTTGCATCTTTAATAAAATTTGCTGATTTTGACAAAAATTCTGATTTTTCAGTTCCTATCGAATCCAATTCGCTTTTAAAGACAACAACTTTTCCAGTTATTTCCTCTATTTTTTTAATGATTGTATCAAAATTATAATTAGGTTTTGCCTCTGCAAAAACGATTTCTGTATTGGCATACTGCGCAAGTGTGCTTTCCAAAGAAACAGAAAGTTTATCTCCACTCATAACTGGAGTTTCTGTTACAACGAATTGACCGAAACTAATCCATGCACCTTGATACTGAAAAAATATCTCGATATTTAATCCTTTAGAAATTCCATCTAAGTAATTCATGGTTATACTTGCGTTCTTTATATACACGTTTCCAATGCCAAAAACACTTCCATCGTAGCATCCATTAGAAATTTTGATAGAATCAATCTGTAATTCCTCATTGGTATATTCAATCGCTCCAATTTTTACTTTAACGTCCACATATTCCGTAGTCATAGGTATACTTGTCATTGTTCCACCGCCTCAAATGATATTGACTGATTCAACATTTTTCCGTTGATAAATCCGTATTGTTGCAAAGAATAATTGTTGAAATAAACTGTTATCGTTTCCCATTCCCCAAATTCATTCGTGAATCCAAGTTTGTGGAATGCTGTTTTGTCGCACGTTTTGCTCTTAATCAATTTTAATTCCGCTACTGTGATATTTGGTGGAAACGACATTTTTATGCTGACCTTGTTATCCACAACCGTTCCTTGTGCTTTCGCCGTAGATGTTCGGCGAAAGTTTGAACTCTGTACTTGATTTCTTTTAATATCCACACCGCTAGCGGATGGACAAGCAATTTTCTGTCCGTCAATCTCCGGAACTCTATATGCCATGTCTTTTCCCCCTTTTCTGCAATAAAATAGCACCTACCAAATAAGATAGGTGCTACATTGTTTATGCCAACTTCCATCCGGAACCTCGGCTTCGTGTAATCTGTTCGGCTTTTCCCATGATTGTTGTCGTGAGTTTTGTTCCGTCCAAATATACATCTCCTGTCTGCTGGCTTTGATTTTCTGATACTGCCTGCGATACCGCTGCATAGATAGCCGGTGCAAGCGTGTTTGTAATCGCTTGTGCAAATGCAGTAGTAATCTGTTCGTTATTAGCGACCGTGGTTTTGCCGTTATTGAATTTTCCGACAAGTTCTCCGTGATTAGCCATGAAAAGTCCATCTTCCGGGAATCCACCGGTACTGTAAGTTTGTACTTTATAACCAGCATTTTTAAGCGTATTGATTTCAAGAAAATTCTTTTTATCAATTTTTGCCGTTTTATTATTCACGTCAATAATAGACTTTTTAATTGTAGTTGGAAGTCCTGCTGTTTTGCCAAAAGCATCTTCCATCGCTTTTTGTGTCGCTTTTACGACAGCAGCAATCGCTTTTCCAGATGGTGTCGTCAATTTTACTGGTATAGCCGAAATTTTTACTTTGGATATCGCAGTTTGTATTTTGTTCTGTAAACTATTTGCATCCACATTTGCTTTTGCATCTACATTTACAGTTTTGCTTTGTAGTTTATCAATTACATTTTTAACTTTATCTATAGAATCCGTTCCGCTTGTTTTAGCGGTAACAGAAACTTCTTTTGATGTAAGTTTTCCAATTGCGGCATTAAGTTCGTCAACGGATTTATAATTTCCGTCAACAACGTCTTTATATGCTTTCCACGTTATTTCTCCATTGTCAAGTTTGTCTTGAAGTGTTTTTAACGCATTTTTTGAAGATTGCGTTTCGACACCAAGGTTTTTCATAGTTTTCTTTAAACTATCAGATGCCTTTTGGTAATCGCTAGTCTTTACTTTGGCATTATCCATGACATTATTGTTTTTACTAATCTGTGCGTTAATATCGGACTCTGCTTTTTTCAAAGTATTTACTTCCGCTCTTGCCGCATTTACTTTTGTAGCATATCTTCCAAGTATTTTGACTTGTGCTTGGTATTCTGCGCTATTTACTCCAGAACGTTTTTTAACGTTGTTTGCAACTTCCTGTGCCGCCGCAAGTTCTTTTGTATATTTTGCAAGTTTTGCCTGTGCTTCGGAAAGTTTATTTCCAGTTTCCTGCTTTTTCTCGTAAAGTTCCACAGAAGAATTGTATGCCGCCTGCGCTTTAGCCGCTCTGTCAAGATTGGAAATCAGACCGTTCAACTCATCTTTGTTACCTTTGAATGCCCCTGTCTGCTTATCAATATTCTTTGACAACCCCGGAATTTCATCGGATAACTGTTTTGAGTATTCTTTCATTACGGCAATATCAGATGCTGTAGGGTTTGTCTTTTGGCTTAACTCATAGTATCTATTGGCTAATTCCTTTATGTTTTTCCCGTTTTCCAAATTGCCAGAATTATTGATTTCCTTTATATCTTTATTTATTTCATCTGTATACTCTTTTATCTTTTGTAAATCCTCGTTTGCTTTTTGTGCGTTTATATCTAACTTTGCCGGTACTTTGATTTCGTAATCTCCGGTGTAATTGTAGGCATCTATCGCTTCGCTGATTCTGTCTCCAATCATTAAGCCTGCGCCGATGGCTGCTCCAACTGCCAACAATACCGGTGCCGCCGCCGAGGCTATTCCTGTGGCACTCAATCCGCTTAATCCACTTGTAATTGCTCCACTTATTTTTGCTCCAAGCGAAACAATCGCAGTTTTGGCAAATGTGATTTTAGACAAAATAAATGTTCCAATTTTGCTTGCGGCAAACGAAGTAGCGATTTTAGTTTTAAGGCTTTTTGCCATAGTTAAAGCAACTTCTCCCATCTTTTCTGTCGCCGCTTGCTTTAAACCTGCAAAGAAACCAGTTTTACCAAACAATCCTTTTATTGTTTTTGCCGCAAAAATCACACCAAAAACGGTACTTAATGCGCCAATCACACCGGCTGGATCTTCTTTCAATGCAGAAATTGCAATCGTCATAATGCTATTAAACGCATTTCCGATTGTTTTTCCAACGGAAGACCAAATTCCAACCCAGTCTATACTTCCAAGGAATTGACCGATAGATTTACCAACTTTCTCCCAATTCACACCGGAAAGTGCCGTATTGATTGATGCAAGAATACCTTTTAAACTATCGGACAACGTTTTACCAAGTTCCTGCCATCCAGTTAAACCAGTATTCTTTCTTACCTCTCCCATTTCCTCAAAAAATCCGTTGATTCCATCTGCTATTTTTTGTCCAAGACCACTAAAATCAAAATTTGTAACCAAGCCAAAAGCAAATTGAATCATTCCACGGACTTTAGCACCAAGAGTTTTTCCGGCAAGTGTCATGTCTGCATTTTGAAGTGCTGAATTGATTCCAGTCGCTACAGATACACCAAGACCAAGCCAGTCAAATGTAGTCCTGAACGTGTATAATGCCCCCATAGCCGTATTAAATCCATTGGCTAAAGTTTTACCCACGGTTTCCCAGTTAATGCCTTGTACCATGCCATTAAGGAACGTGGCAAGGGATTTAGCAAGTTTATTTGTGGTCGCCTGAATTTTTTCCCACGGAATACTATCAAGTCCACTTGTAAGCCATGAACCAACGGATTTTCCAAGGCTGGTATAATCGCCGCCTTTTTTCCAACCGCCTAAAATGGCTTTTTTTAATTTAGCCGCTAACTCAACCGCTTTATTTTTGTTACTCTTAAAGGCTTTATCCCATATGCTTTCATATCCTTTAACTGCCTTATTGATATCTTCCGATAAATCAATTCCAGCACCACGACCGTTTTTCTTTCCGGAAGATGAGCCATCGTCTTTGTTATTTGCCTGCAACTTATTGACGATATCAAATCCCTGTAAGTTATCATTAAGTTTTTTCTGCTTTTTGCTTGCTTTATCAGCGGCATCTCCATAATCATCCAATCCGTCAACCGCATCGCTATAATCTGGTGTAGCCATTGATGTATCGTCATATAATTTTGCTCCGGTCAACTTAGCAACCCATTGTGCAAAATCCTGCAAAACCATAACTACGGCATTCAGATATGGATATAATTTTTGAACTACCGGCAAAAATATTTGACCTATGGTTCTACTCAAATTTTTCAACCCAGCCTGCAACATTCTTACCTGGTTTGCGGGTTGATTGATTGTTCTAGCCAAATCTCCATATGCAACTTTTGATTGCTCCAACATAGTTAAAACACGTAATTGCATTTTTTCTTGCTGGCTCATGCTTGAAACACTTGCGCTAATTCCATGCGCTAATGCCGTTTGCGCCAAGCCTGCTTTTGTGGTGTCGATTCCATACTGGTATAATGCCCTTGATTGTCCAATCAATCCACTTTGGAAGTTATCCATTACGTCTGACAAGTCTTTATTAGACAATGACGACCAATCCGCTGACAACATACTCAATGCCTTTGACGTGGCAATAGAAGTCTCTCCAAGCATTCCGGCAGAGTTTGTAATCTGCGAAATTGCCGCATTGTAATTCATTACCTCGGTCAAATCCAAACCAAGATTGTGTTGCATATTGCTTGTCGCTTCTCCGGTGTCGTAATCAACGTTGAACCCAGTCATTTGAGTTTGTAATTTAGCAAACCTTGTACGGAAACTATCTGCATATGCTTCCGCGGAATCATAACCGGCTTTTTTAAACTGGCTCGCACTATCTTTTCCAACTTTATCCAATGCAACCGAAAAATAGTTAAATTCCTCGATGTAGTCCTGCATTGAGCCGATTGCACCGCCAAGTGCCTTAACACCTCGAATTACCATGAAGAATTTAGCATAAAACATTCCAATGCTTGATGCTATGTTTTTGGATTCCTTGTTGAACCCTAGCATTCTCGTGACTACATTTTTGAAGCCATTACCGAGCCTTGTCAAAACATTAGTAGTATTTCCACCGCTAAAAGATATGCTATTCAATGCACTTCCGGCTCTACTTCCGGCGCTGGCAATATTTCCAATTGCCGTAAGCAACTGCGTTGTACCTTGCGATACTTGCGGTGCATTCTGCATCGAAACCATAAAATCTTTTACCTTTTTAGCAAGGTAATCCAGATTATCAGCCGTCTGCTTCGTTCTTGTTCCAGCACTAGCCAATCTAGCAATAGCATTTGTCAATTCAGATGTTTCTTTACTTACAACCGGCGCCCTTGACATCGACACCATAAAACTGCTCAGTTCTTTGCTAAGAAGCGGAAGTCCACTTGCCGATGCACTTGTTTTTGAACCGGCATTTGCCAATCTGCTGATTGCATTTACAAAACTAGCCGTTTTTGGTGCAACTTCTCCAGCGGAAGACAATGTAGTTATCATTTGGGCGATTCCATTTCCAAGACTTATAATTCCTTGCGTGTTTACACCGCCTTGAATTGATGATGTAAACCTTGCCACCGCACTTACCATGCTATTTACATTTTTGTTATTAAAATTGACACTTCCAATGGTTTTAAGCCCTTGCGCCATTGGATTTAAAGCATTCGACACCGCCGCCAATTTCTGGCCGTCAAGAGTTTCAAATTTCTGCAAACCCTTTACAGTTTTAGTGAAATCTGGCATCTTCGTGTCTCTCATGCCTTTCATTCCAGCAGAAAGCATATTTAAACCGCTCGAGAATTTTGTCAATCCTTTTGAATCGACACTTGCTAACTGTTTAGATAAATTACCTAGTTTTGAGCATAGAACGTCAATCTCTTTATTGGCTTGTTTGGCTTTTGCTTGAATTTCAACTTCCAAACTATCTACTACAGCCATCCGTACACCACCAACTTTCCTTATATAATAAAAAAGAGGGCGACCGGACTTTTAATCCTTGTCGCCCTTTTCCTGCTTCATCTTTTTTAACTTTTGCTCGTTTTCAAAATTTTTCTGCATTCCAAGAAGCATCTGTAAAAATTCTTCTCGTTGTTTCTGGAGATCTCGTTCTCTCTTCGCTTCTCTTTCTTCTTCCGTAGCCAAAAGCGGTAAATCTATGTACTCTGCTTTTGATTTCTTGCCATTAAAAGCAATATCTATCGCAACAATAAATGCAGATATTGCATAATTTCCGAACCAATTCCACATACTCTCATCGTCTATTTTTTTCTTTAAGCGATGACCTTCAAGACAATATTTTAATTTCTTCGGTGTCAAATGCAGAAATTCATCTATATGGATTCCAATGGCAAATGCTTGTGGGAAATATTCTTCCCATATTATTTTGTGGAAGTCTGTTTCTTTTTGTGATCCTGCGGAGTTTTTACTTCTTTCTTGTTCTGTTTCTGTTCTTCCGCTTCGATGTTCGTTTCCATGTCTTCCAGCATCTTCGTTATTCCGCTCAAGCCGAAAAAATCGTCTTCCTCCATACATTCTTTGATTTCCTCAAACAATGCGGCATAGTTCAATTTATTTTCTTTCATGTATGCTTTCATAAGTTCTTTCGATTCTTTTGCATCCGTTGAGTGATGCTCCTGCAATCCCGCATGAAAAGCAACCACACAAGTCTTTGGAACGTCTCCTACCATGTCGGATGTACTTTCCATATACAACTCCAATTCTGTTTTTGCTGTTTCAGCACGTGCCAAGATATGTCCACCAGATGCCAACATGAACATACGTTTTACGCATTCCTCAATCTCTGCTGCTTCAAATGTAAATTCTAATATGTATTCTTTTCCTGCAATTTTAATCTTCTTCATATCGTTTTCAACCTTTCCCTTTCTTCCCATCTTTTTAATGGGAAAGGGGCAGTCCTAAGACCGCCCTTTCTTTGCTAAATCAATGTTTCTTCAAGTTCTGGCTCGGCTGTATCTTCATCGTACAAGCCAGTCACGACAGCCTTGCTCTCGTTATTTTCGGACTGGCTATTTATTCCCCCGAAAATTCAACCTTTGCGTCAAGTCCTTTGTACTCTTCAATTACAAGATTAAACTCCGCAGTCAAAAGACCGTTCTGCCCCATTTCTGACTGCGGAAATGCCGGTGGCAACTGTGCAACTACAAAAAATGCTTTTGTAAGACCCGGAATAATGGTCTCAAACCACATTCTTTTTCCACCAGTCAATCCAGCTGCGGTTGTAAATACCTCTTCCCATTCAGCCTGTGTGTCGTCTGTAAGGTTTACTGTTACTGGGAAGGAGCCTCCTGTATCTGCTCTACCCTGAATATAACGAGTGATTGCGTCTTTTAATGCGGATGCGTCAATCTGTTCTGCTTCAACATTGATACCGCCAATTGCGTTAATTCTGGATAATTCTTTAAACGATGTCGGCTTTGTTCCGGCGGTCGTTTCAACACCATAACCAAAAGTAATGCCGAGTGTACTTAATCCTGCTACTGCCATTGTTATAATCCACCTTTCTGCTTCGCGAAAGTCACCAATAGAATCATGAAAATATTAGTTTCTCTCGCTACGCTCGTTTCTATTTTCCCTTCCTCTTGATATTTGATATAATTCTTTTATAAGACTGACACACTACAGAACACGTGGAGGTGAGTGGCGGGGCTGTATAGCGGCGACCTCGTATTGTTATATGTTGTCGGTCATCCGTTAAGGCATCAATGAATGGCGCATAACAGTAGCCCGTAAACTTATCTCTTCCAAAGTCGACTCGATTTTGCCGGATGACCAGTCACTGTCAATCTTATAACTATAAATCATCAGGAGGTACTTTTATTGTCGTTTAAAATTCTTAAAAATAACTGCTGCGGACTTGATGTCCACAAAACCTGGATCTATGCCTGTATCGGCATTACGGATTCCTTTAAACGTACAGAGTATAAACAAGCCCGCTTCTCTTCCTTTACCAAAGGATTGCAGGAATTGTGTCTTTGGCTTGCTAAATACAATTGTATTGATGTTTGTATGGAATCTACCGGTAAGTATTGGATCCCTGTTTTTAATGTCTTAGAGAAAAATAACATCTTTGTTACTCTTTCTCACCCCAAATATACCAAGCCTCAAAAAGGCAACAAGACGGATCGCAAGGATGCCAAGTGGATCTGTGATCTATATATGTGTGGAATGGTAAAACCTTCCTTTATTCCACCTGCTGACATCCGTCAATTAAGAGATTTAGTAAGATACCGTTTCAAACTCACTTGTATGATTACCGGTGAGAAGAACCGTGCTCATAACTGTCTTACTGTATCAAACTTAAAATTGGATGATGTCTTTTCTGATATATTTGGCAAATCATCTCGTTCCATTACGGAACAGATCTTACAACACCCGGGGGAAGTTTTTGATGTAGCACCTTTTGTGGATAGCAGATGCAAAACTCCTATCGAGGAAATACAGGCTGCTGTTGATGGTGCCATCTCTCACGAACAGGCTGTAAAACTTAGACAGTGCCTTAAACACATCGATGAATTAGAAATGCACAAAGCAGAAATAGAACGGGAAATCTTTCGTCTCAGCCAAAAGTACGAAAGTGTCCTTGATCTTATTCGAACCATACCAGGATTCGATAAAAATCCATTGACTGCTATCCAGGTGCTTTCTGAAATCGGGGCGGATATGTCTGTCTTCCCCACTGCCAAAAACCTCGTTTCATGGGCAGGATGCTGTCCCCGTAACGACCAGAGCAGTCGCAAGATCAAGTCCACTAGGATTTCCCGTGCTGGTTCTTATTTTAAACCAGTTTTGGTGCAAATTGCAAATGCTTTAATCAAATCGAAGAAACATCCTGAATTTACCACACGATATCGTCGTATAAAAGCACGCCGTGGTCACAAGAAAGCTATCATTGCCATCTGTCGTATGATCCTGACCGCTATCTGGCACATACTTACAGATTTAAAGCCTTATACACCGGAAGGTTTTCTTGAATCACGTCCTGTGAATAAAGAAAAAGTTCTGACCATTTCACAGGCACTTAATCTGATCAAACAACGAGGCTACATTATCAAGGATGATGTGGGTCCTGTTACCTGATTAGGTGTTGCGTCTATATTTACTTTTTAAACCAGCTGTTTAGGTGGTTTATTTGCTATGTCCTTTGTTTCTTGGTTGTCTAAAATTTCTTTTTTTCAAACTTATTACCTCCTTAATTTAATAAAAAAAAGCCTTTCGGCTCATTTTTCTTTATAATGTGTCGTTTGCTCCAACTACTCGTTGAAATCTTGCGGTGCTTCTGTAAACTTCTTCGCCAAAATCTAACTCCGGCATTTGATTTACTTTAAACCGCATCTTCTTAAATATGTCAGCGACTACGGACATGACTTTTCTTGCGTCAGATGGATCCGTATTTGTCGTTACATCAACTTGAATCGTTTCCAAAACACCATTTATGTCTTGTCCGTCAAGTGTCTGCCCGATCTCCTGTCCGGGCAATTCATGTATGTAGACTGTAGGAAATTTGGGCTTGCTGCTTGCCTTTCCATTGTCTGTTATTCGAATGTCCGGATAGTCGTCTTTAAGTATCTTTTCTGCCTTGTAAGATACTGTTGAATATATTTTCTTACCTAAAAGATAAGCCCATGTATTATCAACTTCTGCCATTTATCCGAACACCTCTTTTGCTATTTTTTTATATTTTGCTATGATCTCCGCACTTGCTTTATACATTGGCATCGTTGCCTTGACACCATGTGTATAATGCCATTTATTATCTTCTCCAAGATAATACCAGCCATCTTCAAATGCGTGTATCTGTCCGGGATATGTTCCAACACCAAAACCGAACTCATTTGCTTTTGGATTCGGAATCTTGTTGTAATGAATACCGGCACCAAACTCAACCGCAAGCACCGTATGAAACGGTTCTCTTCCCTCTACTTTTTTTACTTCTCCAGTCGCAAATAGAATCGCCTTACACCCCATGTTCTCTGACGTTGTATTTGCCTTAAATGTGATTGAATTTCCTATGGGGGATTCATTTATCGCTTGTAATGCTACTTCCTCTCCTACGGACGCACAACGTGCCACAAAAGCATCACATTTTGCCTGCAAATCGTTTTTGTAATTTTGCAAGTGGTTTATTGTATCTTGTATTGAATTTTGTGAAAACAAGTTCATTTTGATTTTCTTTTTTGCCACAGAACCACCTACTTTACATTTCTTTGCAAAAGAAATAAATCAACTGTCAATCCCTCATCTGCTACACCTTTTACGGTATAATCCGCAGATTTTGGATCTGGGAAACCATCTGAATCATATTTAACTTCCGAACGTTTCCAAATCAAATCGCCTGCCTTGATTGGAAGATACCCTTTATCCGTTACAATCTGTGCATAATTAGTGGAATCATCTACACCAAACTCTTTCATAAGGACTTCGGACAGTTTATTATTGATGCTTGCATAAAAGGTTTTTGGTTTTGCAAAACCATCAATTTCCTTTTCAATCATCGGAATTTTTTCGCCGTCCACATCATAGTAAATGATGTTTCCCTCTTTATCTTTTTGGTAGATTTTTACGTTTGATTCAAGGCAAGAGTATGTCATTTCCTGCTTATTAATTTTAAGCATTTGGCTTTGCCTTTTTATAAATCTGGTTTACTCCGGTACTAGCCAATCCAGAAACAATTCCTACCGAAATGGCATTCAGAATATCGTTTGCCGGAAAGTCCGGGATGACATACAATCCTACCACTCCAAGGATTCCACCGAAAACACCGACAATAACCGGAATGTAATCATCTTTGATGCCAGGAATAAGTTTTGCACCAATTCCAATCAGATAGCAAATGACTATGATTGCTATGCAAGTTCCAACTTGTGTAAAATCCATTAGTCTTTACCTCCATTTTTTAGTCTTATTTCTTTTATCTCTTCGTACATTTTTGTTGCCATTCCATTTCCTCCAAGTGCATGATATGCGTTGTACATTTCTACGAAATTTTCATACGCATAACTTGGAATTTCTCCCAATTTCATGTACTTATCGTGGTATTCTATGAGTTGCACACGCAAAAGAAGCATTGTACCTTTGCTATTTGCATCCCTGTCTTTTTTCTGCTGCTTTAGGAGCCAAACAATATACCCTAACAAAATAGGCAACACAACTGTGTAAGTTTGTAACAAAAATTCTTTCATTCCATATCTCCTTGTTTTGACATACTGCCCTCCACCACTTTCTGTATGCCGCCTGCTACCAAATGGTAACGCACATTCTTCTATAAAAAGTTGACAAAAGGATATACCCCAACAAACAAGTCGTTTCGGTCTTTCCAGTTCCTGCTTACTCCATTCTCTGTATAAGAATCCATGAAACTTTCTCCTGCCTGTGAATAATCGTATACAACGAGATTTACTATGACATCATTAAATCTCTTTAAATCGTCACGAATCTGTTCTTCCGTATATTCTTTTGGGTACACCCTTTTGCCAATCAATTCATTCTCTGCCTGCTTAATCAACTGATTTAAAAGCGGATTTTCTTCTTTGTGGTCGAATACTACTTTGTCCTCGCCATCCTCATTCTCAATATGAAATTGTTCTAATCTGATTTTGACTTGTTCTAAAATACTATATTCTTCCATAGAAGTCACCTATTAGTCATCCTTTGCTGTTACCTTGGTAATTCCTGCTTTTACTGCTCTGTAATTGGAATCACACTCGATAATCATAATTTCTTTGCCGGTTGTCGCTTCAATTTCAGAAACTCCGTCCCATGTTGCATAAGTCTTTACGTTTCCGAGATAAGAAGGAAGTTTGCAATCATCTGCTACCTTATACTTGTAAGAATTGTTTGATCCTTTTGCCGGAGTAACAGTCAACTTTGTATATCCAGTAGTAGATTGGCTAGCGGAACTATTTACTACCAAAGTGTCTAATCCACTTTCACCCTCGGTCAGTTTACCGATTACAATTCCATAAGGATTAGGAATTACCGGAATAAATACTCCACTGGCTTTAGTCCATTCAGCAACAGGATCCGGTGTTGCCCACTGAGAAATAGTAATAAATTGTTTCTGAGACAAGTTTGTAAATGCGCTTGCTTTTTCTTCTTCTGGAGTAACGCCCCAAAGACCAGTACCAATTTTTCCGTTTCCGGTAGATACATAAAGAGTAAATACGTTATCCGGCAAAAATCTTTTAGGCGTTCTTGTGGTATTTTCTCTGTTGGCAATTCCGTACATATCATCATCAATTACCATAGTGAGACCATAAAGGCTAAGCAACAGGTTTGAAACTTCCGCAGGAGTGATTGCCATTCCGACAAAATTTACTCCCTTAATAGCTTTCATGATTCCTTCGTTCTTAAGCATATAAGATCTCATCTTGGTAGAAGTCAGTACAGTATTGACAACATATCCATTATCAAGAGCCATCTGTACCATATCCGCAATATCACCAAGAATATCATGAGTAGGATCTTCCCAGCCTTTCAGTGCCTTAAACTTATTTACTTTGAAGTCAATAGCAAAATTGAGACCATTTTCGTTAATAGTCATTTTACCGGTAGACATAACCTCCATTTTTGCGATTTCAGTTCTTGTCTTTACAGAATCAGACAGTCGGCCCATATCGTCATATACATAGTCAATCAGGTTGCTTTCTCTTACGCCATGATTCAGCAACTGGCGTAATCTTTCAGACTGGTTGATTTTTTCTTTAATCAACAGTTTTTCTATACTTACTTTTTCAAATCCAGGTCTTACGCCGATAGCAGCTTCGGTATCAAATGCGTGTACCATAGCCGCAGTAGGCAGATCCATTCCCTCAGAAAGTCTTTCATACTCTGCTTCAAGGTTCTCGGTCTTAATATCAGGGAAAAGACGATCACCAACATAGTTTCTTGCAATAGAATAGTTCTGTGAAAAATCCAGTCTATCCTTGTCTGTAATCATAGATAATACACTAGGCATATTTCTTTACCTCCGTAATTTAATCAAAATAAATGCCGTTTGCCTTAAGGGCAGTTTCAGCACCACTGTCAACAGTAACAGGCAGATTTTCCTTAATTACTCTGCCGGCAACAATTACGGAAATAGGTTTTTTATCATCATCCGTAATGTCAACATCTTCAAAAACAATTCCCTTTGCAGAAGAATCGTTAGTAGGTACTACTGCTCCGGCTTTAATTATTTTTTTATCGCCTACCGTAGTAGCCATTGCCTTAGTACCTTCAAATGTCTTTAATACAAGTCCAACTTCACTGGACAAAATATTTACACCAGATGTATAACTGGTAGTTTTCATATAAGCCATCTTTATACCTCCAAACTTATTGTTCGATTACATAGCGTTGATTGTATTTTTTAGCCATTTCAGCGCCTTTACTTTCAGTTCCATCTTTTTCACCATTACTGCCGCCGCCCGGAATATCCTGATTTTGAGCAATCTCTTGTTCCTTTGCCTGTGCCGCAGCCGTTTCTTTTTCGGACATAATCTTTCCAAGTTCTGCATAGTCAATACTTCCATCATCTTTAACAACGGTTCTTGATTGATCCGCAGTAATTTTAAAATTTGTCATTGCTGCTTCTCTCTGATCTCTAATTGCATTAGATTTCTGCATTTCTGATATTTGCTTATTAGCAGTTTCTAAAGCCTTGTTTGCTTTTTCAAGCTCTGTCAAATTTCCAGCTTCTAATTCGTCAATCTTTTCCTGCAACTCATCAGCCTTTTCAGCTTTTTCTTTGTACTGCTTTGCCTTATCTTTTTCTTTTTGGGTCTCGCCATTCAATTGATTCAGATAATTACTGATCTGATCTTCTGTAGGCTCTTCAACTCCAATTGAAATAAGATTTTGCTTTGCCTGTTCTCTTGTCATAAGATTACCTCCGTTCACTACGCTTTTTTACGTTGTTCGCTCAACACGTGATTTCTCCTGTTTAACGCACAGGTGCATATTTTATAAAATAAAAACAGCCACCTTTTACTCGGTAACTGTTTCATTTTGCTTATTATTTATTTGATCCACTATGTTTTGAGCCTTAACTTCCTGCTCTTCTGCATCGTCAATTGTTTTGTAAATATTGTCAATATAAGGCTTCGATAAAAGAAACGTCTTTTCTGCGTCCCCCCACAATCCAACCGTTTTAATTGCAATAATTGGATGTATTCCAGCTTGCAAAAGGACGGTCAATGTCTGTGCCTTTGTGTACATATTGTCTTGCGGACTATGATTTATCTGCACGTCAAAATCTCTAACAGAAATTCCTAGGTCTTCACCAGAAAGTCTTATTACATTAAGTGCAACTACCGCAAGCCTTTTTTCCGACGTTTTAACAATTGGATCTTTTAGTTTTGCTCTTGTCTTTGAGAAATCCCAACCATTTCTTAATTCTACGGCTCCCTGCGTATCGCCTCCGGTATTTCCCTGTTTATTTGGAATTGCCAGAATTGAAAGAGCATTATCCCATAAATCTTCTTTTGCCACCTGACATTGACTTTGATTCAATTCTTGTGTCATTATGTCAACATCAGATTTATTGTCTTTATTTATGGACTTTACTACCAACGCATGGCTTTCTTTCATTTTTCTAAATGTTTCTTCATCAACTTCACAATTTATAAACTTAACCCAGTATTGAACAAACTGTTCGATACCATCCATTCTGTTTGATTGCATATTGTTTATTGAATCGAGAATACCAGAAACAAGTTCGATATCTGATATTCTTTCATGATTATTTGGAAACTCAACAATGGGAATTTCGCCATAAGTGTGAAGTTTTGATTCAATAACCTTGCTATCAACTATTCTAAATGACATTGTGTTACTAAATGCCATTTTATAGAATTTTCCTTTTTCGTCTTTTAGTTCCTGCACCGCAAGTATTGGTTCTTCTGTGCTTTCGTTGTATATAACAAACGTATTGATAGGTGTTGGTGCCACTATCCGGAAAGGAATGTCTCCATTTTTAGGCTGTATCGCTTTAAAAGATGTTCCAGTAGCCGATTGCCATTCTCCAGCCTTAATGTCTTTTTCCTGCTTGTTAGCATCTGACATAAAGTCATTTAATGTATCAACTGCTTTATTTACCTTTTCATCATCTTTCCTACTGATAAACTGAACCGGTTCTCCATATGTCTGTCCAACCTTAAACTGCACAATCTCATACGCATGATTTTCTACAACTTTGTTGGTTATATCTTCGTTCGTTATTTTTTGGCGATAAAGTATTGGCTGATCTCCCTTGTAGTAATCCCACAAATATTTGATTACTGATTTATTCCAGTAAAACACACCAATACATTTTCCAATAACTTCAACTACATTGTCAGGAGTTATGGATTCCGCGTTTGTATATGCAATTTTTCGTCCATACTGTCCTTTGACAATCTCTTGAAGTTGTACACGGTTCATTTTTACACCACCTAAACAAATCTCATTCCGCTTGAAGTCGTTCGTTCAAGCATTTTCGTTACTGTTACTTTTGCCGTTACCGGATCATACAAAATTCTCTTCTTGCACTTTTTACAATTAAAAGCCAAATTCATTTTTGTGATTCCGTTATGGCTTCCTACTTTTCTTCCGCACTGCGGACAATATACTGTAACCATATGCCTTTCCCCTTGCAATAAAAAAGGCACCGCAATACGCGATGCCAAAAACTTTCTTTATTTCCTAGTATAATAATATCACAACTCATATGTGACATTCCATGACATCTTTTATTTTTTTACAAATATTCATCACCAAATTTTTCTTCAAATTGACGCAATGCTTTTCCGTGAAGCCGAATTGTCTGTCGATATGAGTAATCCATTTCCACGGAAATCTTTTCAAATGATTTCTTTTCGATATAATGGGAAAAAAGCACATTATAAACGTTTTCGTTCTCCATACTATCAATTTGACTAATGATTTTTTGTTTTTTTTCAGTAAAATCATCAATTATCTTATCAAGATTTTTTTCCATTTCATCAATTTTAGCATATGTGTTTCCAATACGATCAACGTTTGGTGTACTTCTTACGCGTTCTTCGGTTGACACAGCAGAAATACTACAAGACAATTCTCTTAATTGAGATATTTCTGCTAATTTGTTATTTATCATTCGGTTCAATCTGTTTATTTGGTTTAAATATTCTTTTGTTGTCATCAATAACACCCCCTAAATGGATTTACTGTTGCTTCTACTTTTGCAACCTTATTACCTTGTGTTATTCTTAACGCAAAGTTAGAAAACACATCTGGAACATCATCTAACTGCTTTCTCCCGGAAACAGAATACTGTTTTAACAACGACATCATCACTCCGTATGGTTCGTTAGGCTTATACAATGATGGATCCTTGAATATTACGTGTTGTAAAATCCAGTTAGAACACTGGAAAATTCTTGCTTCTTTGTTTGTCTCTGTCGGTGTGTCTGTAATATTGCATATCCATCCTTTGCTTTCGACACGTTTATTTACTTCCATACCAACGCGGTCTCCACCAGCATTTCTCTCAAACTCGCATTCCTGCACTTGATTATTCACCAGCACATTAGCGGAATTTTCATACTGCATCTCATAATCCGCCGTATTATCACACACACAATCGACGCAATAGTAATCTTCTCCATATTTCTGCAATACCGGAAGTACAAAATAGTCTGTTCCTTTCCCCTTTGTGTCGCATTGACTGGTAATTATTTCTGGTTCTCCATGTGGCAGATTGAGATATCTTCGAATCTTATCTTCTGGAAACAGTAAGCCCTCTCGCTCTATTGGATCCTGCTTGTACAGACAACGATAAGAGATTTCGTCCATAAGTAACTGTATGTCTTCAAAATCTTTTACCGTATATCCACCAAACTCAAAGTCAAAATTGCTTTCTCCAGTTACTGGATCAATGTCTGGTACTGATATTACTTTTACTCTTTTGTTGCCCTCATAGGCCTGTATAATGCGTCCAATGACATCGCGGACACTCCACCTCGTAGCAATATGTATCTCTTTGCATGGGTTTCCATCCTCGTCCGGAATCTTTCTCTGTCTTGCATCTACAGCATATTTTCCCCACAATTTATCAAGGTAAAGTGGATTTAATGCTTCTTCAATTCCACCGATCATGTCATCTACAAGCAAAAATTTATTCGCACGCACTTTTCCGGCATTCTTACTTCCAACGGACGTACATTGAACAGACTGGAACGGCTTATACTTTCCTACATTAAACGTTTCCAACTTTGCATTTGTGCTTGTTACTTTAAGCCTTGGAAATATCTCGTTCCATGTGTACTCGTCTGCGTTCGTTACGATATCATATACGCCGTCATAGTACATTCTGGTAATATCTCCACTATGTGAATAAAAAAGGTTATATCCGTTCGAATACCAGCCTATAACGGCAGAATGGAAAAACTTTTCAATTGTCGTGTTGTGCGTAATGATATAATCATCCGTAATATACAAGTGGCACGGATCATCAATCATAATGCACTGACATTCTTCTCTACCGATATACTCAACTGACTTTATAAATCGCTTTACATTTTTTCTTTGTGGATTGTATTTTTCTTTATGTCTTGATAGTGCAAATACAGATTCGTTTTCTTTGAAAAACTGTATCGTTAGCCTATGAGACGGTTTGCATTCAATGAATCTTCCGTCTTTTTTATATCCAGAATTCCTAACTGTTTCATGCACATATCCTCCTAGCGAATGCACCAAGTCTTTGACATTTTGCGCCAGTTCTTCAGAACACGTAGTATACTCAATACTTGTTTTTTCGCAACTTCCATCTGTATCTAGCAAACCTCGCAATAACCATAATCTTTGTTCATTTGAAGCATGCTGATAATCATTTGGTATAAACTTATCTTCGCTTTTTTTGCCAAACAATCCGTATTTTTTCAATGCAATAGAAACAAGGCTTCCATTTTTTGTATTGTTCCCCTCATGTCCAACAACTGCGTAATCATAGTTCGACACATGCTTGAGTCTATATCCGTTTGGAAGATAACGGTTCATCCTGTCAACAATCTCCATATCTGATGTAGAAAATCGAACCGAACCACCAGACAAGCCACCATCACCAAGTAATGCTCCCATTACATATGGGTGCAATAACAACTCTTTTTGTGGAAAATCAATCGGTTTTACATAGTCGATTGAATAATTAGACCGTTTTCCGCTTTCTACGGTCAATTTTTTCATCAAATCAGACAATGTAATTGTTCTTTGTCTATGAACTCCTGTTTTAGATTCATAGACACGATCTTCTCTGTTTTGGACGGTCCATAAATGTTCGTCAGAGCAACGGCATTTTGAACCATCATCAAGTGTCATTTCATATATATCTCGTTTTCCTTGCGGATAAACTCCAACGACATTGGCAACGTTCCCATTTCCAGCGACAACTTTTGAACCAACTTTTATATCTCCCATTTTCACAAATCCGTCCGGTGTAAGCACTTTTGAATACATTGGCTGCGCTTTTCCAGTCCCCGGTGGAAGAGATATGCACAAAATGTCGTATTTGTCATCTATCATCCCTTGCAAAGCATCTATAAGACCAATTTTTATAAATTGCTTTCTCCGCGGCATATAAAACCGCTCTTTCGGCAATCTTTTCTTCTCAATGTACCTAAAAAAACTATCAACAACCTTGTTTCTGGCTTCCAAAAGCAAAACCTCATACAATTTATCTAGGATTTCGTAAGAAACATCGTTTTCAAAGCAATATTTTTCCAGGTCCCATGAATTTCCCCCGGTTGAATCATTGATAAATTGCTCTATAATCTCTTTTGCTCGACTAGTGAGTATCAATCCATACTTGATATCTTTTTCTCTCTCTATGGCTACTTGACAAGCCTGCACGTATGCTTCAATAGCATCTTCGTCAATGCCATTTTGCTTTATGTAATTTTCATATTCTTGGATTCTTTGCCGCAATTCGGCTGACATAAAGATGCACCTCCACAGAAAGCGGAAGTGTGTTTACTTCCGCCTATAATTTTTTTAGGTTAGCGACTAACTCCATTTGTTAGCCGGTAATGGTTTAATTCACTTTCTTGAACTCCAAGCAACTAAGTTTGCCATCCTTATCCCTTTTCCACGAGGAAGTCCAATGTCCGACACTGTTATCATTTTTATTATTTGGAACTCTATTTACAGTAGTGTCCGTAAGAACACTTTGAGGAAAACTTAAATCATCTACAATTATTCCTTTTTTATGGCAACAAAATGTACTCGTATAATGGTTTCGTTCATCAGAAATCGTTCTACAATCTATAACATTTCCGTTTGCAATACAATCGCTTAAGTATTTGCAATTATCGCATTTCGTGTCTTTCTCTACATATTTTTCCAGAAACACGTCCGATTGCTTTCTTTTACGTCGCCATACATAAAAAACAATTCCTATAACAATCACGAGTGCAATTATCAATACAATTTTACTCATTTTTCATAAACCTCTCAAAATCTTTCCTGCACTTAGGGCATAAATCAAAGGCATTTACCTTTTCATAAGCATATTTTCTAACTAAAAGTCCGCTTATTCTATAAACCTTTTTCAGAAACATACTTCTTTCATTTTCGTTTATTTCTGCGCCACACCTATAGCAAGTGTTCCATTCTTTTTGATGTTTCATCCTTCCACAAACTTTACTTTTTTTGAGTTTTCATATATTCCTCGCGTATCGTCCTAAATACCTTGTCTTGTGCAACTGCCATTCTTTCAAATGATGTTTTAGGTTTTACTCCGTAGTTTTCTAATGCGTATTTTTCAACTGCGGATCTTGATATATCTATTCCTTTTTGGTAATCTGTTTCAGAATTATTCATTACATGCCAACTTTCTATTACATAATCAAATTTCCAAAATACCCAATTTTTCATAAACTTTTGCAATCTTTGGAAATTGAATCGCTATCCAATCAATCATTGTTTCTTCATGTCCAAAACTTTGTGCATGTTCAAAATTTGCTTGCAAACCACTTTCTGCTAAAAAAGCATGTACAATTTCATGTCTAAGCGACTGATTTTGAAGTCTCTTAAAATTTCCGACATTATTGTAATTGTCTCCCCTTATGCATATTACACGATTAAAATAATCACAAAAGCCGTCAATCTCTTCATCTTTTAATGTTTCTTCCCTTATCGTGTATGTAGTTCCTAAAATATCAACTTCATTCATTCTAACACCAACTTTCTAAGAACCGTTCATAAAGATATTTCCAAAATGGAAATCATTTAGTGCTTTTTCTAATTCGTCTTTGTACCTAAATGGACTTAAAGGACTTTTTATTTCTTCCCTCAATATAGGCTGCATATTGTCTATCAAAATACCTTGTGTAGCACTTGCAAGATTTTGTGGTGGCAAATCCGCTAAAGCGCATAACTCCATTCTTTTATTGTCACATTTTTCAGATTTAGGGCAACTTTTACATTTTTCTGCTAATTTACTTAAAGATTCTGCCATTACTACACCAACTTTCTACCGATAATCACATTGCCCCTTAAAACAAATTATCTGGAAACTCTTCTCCATTTATAAGTTTCCAGAAATATTTGCTGATTGTTGGCGGGCTAACTCCAACGTACTTTGCCGCTTTTGTCATACTCATTTTGCATTGCGCCCATTGATTGTACGCATAATAAAATTTTTCCTTGTCAATCTTATGTACGCCTTTTGCCATTTTTCTTCACTCCTTTAATTTGCGGAATCTGCATGGCGAATCTGCCGATTTCTTACCTTGCCGGATTCCAGCAACGACCATGCAAATATAATGAATGGGGTTCTGTTGCCCTGATAGTATAAGGCAACAAAGCAAGTGATGGGATTCGAACCCATAATTTAATATTGCCCCTCATGGCATATACACTTGCATAATGACCGCATCCAGGGCTTTTCACTACAGTAGATAAAGCCCAACTACAGTAGTGTGTCGTTTAGATACGGTCATAGGTGCCATTTGGCACCGTTTGATTTTATCGTCTTTTCTGACGCTCAAAATCTCAAAATGCTTGCTAAAAGCAATGTCATTTATACTGCCGGCCAACGGCAATGTTTTTGGATGAGTGCGGACTTGAACCGCACGGCTGACCTTTTGCGCGCAACAATCACATAAATTCATGCTCGCCTAATATATCAGGATCCTTGACATCTCGGTAAAGAATAAAAATACGCTGCCTGCCCCTTGCATCATCCAACACAAGCCAAGTCATGAACGATGAAAAGATTGTTTAATCTGAATAATTCCTTGGCTTGTCCTTATTTGATTTTTTTTAGTAGACTGACACCTTGTCACCACTATCAAAGTATATCGCCGTGTCGTTTACTCGGCTTAGGCGATAATCGGATTGCAAGGATTCGAACCTTTTACCCCACGAGATCAGACACATCTCTTCCCAAATGCATCCAGCCAAGTATGCGGCAATCCGTTTTGTGTGCGTGATGAAAATGACAAAAGGCACGCACACACATCATAGAAAGGAGTGTTTCCCCATGTAATGAGAAACTCTAAAAACCACCGACTGTAACGGCACCGCTCTGGAAAGCAAAACTTGATTTTCACATCATCAATAGGGAGAAACTATTAAACCTGCCTAAATTCTGCCATGACATTTGACCGCCACAGCAGAAATCAAATATGAGGTATTATGAAAAAGGTATTTCAACCAAATACCGACTGTCACGGCACCGCTGATCTCGGTGTTTGATTTCCACAGTTTGGAACTCGGCTAAGCCCCGTAAACCGTACAGACATTTGACCGACCTGCACGGTGTAAAGAAAAAGGACAAGTTATATCAAAAAATTCTAACTATCTAGTGTTATGTTCAAGTGTCCAGCACCTATAAGTGCGCTCACTCGATTAAATTCTTCCTGCGCGGCTTTTTCTGATTCATACGCGCCTAGCAAATAATTTTTACCGTTTTCTAACTCGGCATTTATTGTCATTCCATCTCGTCTCAACACGGCTCTGTCTAACGGGATAGATATATCTTGGCTTTGTGAAACTATTCTCATTCGGCTTAACCTCCGTTTTTTGTTTTTGGGGATATTTGGGGGACTTAATAGGGCGAACACACGTTCGTATATAGACCGCCTCCCCCTCTTCCAGTCCATTCGGTGCGGATCTGCTCAAATCTCCGCCGCGTCCGCTCATCTGTTCGGGTTTTGCTTGCTTTCTTTCGCTCTCTTGGACAAACTACAGTTTGTCCAAGAGAGTAAATCAATATGTAGTGGTCCCTTCTTCCTCTGCCACAATATCTTGTTTTTCTGTCGATTCCAGCGCTTGAACCGGTGCAGATTCTCCCAACTTTGGAAGATCTGACGCGCCCAAGGCGGCGCGTTGGGTATTCTCTCTTGATACTCCTGGCAGATTCCAGCGGAATTGATGATTGAGAATAGCCAAGATTCCCATGGCTTTATTCCCTGCCGTTGACAGTTTGGCGCTTAATGATTCTTCACGCAAAGCGTCTATTTTTTGCGTGAGGCGATAAGGGGCATCGCTTAATCTCCCCGGCTTATTCGTCGCCCACGCGTTAATCACATCACTTGAAATCCCTGTAAGAAATGAAAAGCCTGCCCTTGATATTTCTTTATCATTCATAACGCATAAATAGGCATATGATTCCAATATCTTCTCCAGCTTTGATATGTCGTATCTATTGCAGTTAGATTTCTGAACTGCTCCAGGGATTTCAATATTTCGTTTATCCCTTAAAATATCCCTGTCTTTAAACAAACATCTGTTTGCATACATCAACGCACCATTCCAGATATTCTGTGGTTCTTTGCTCATGTCTTTTATTGGCGGGTTTTTCATTCTACAATATTCATCTATGCAGGCGGCAATTTGGTCGTCGTAAACTTCCGGCATCTGCTCCGCCTCAATCTGTTCTAATTCGATTTTTTCGGTATTTCCATTTTCTGCCATATTAGCCACCTCCTGAATGATTCCAGCGCAGTTCTGTTTGTTCTGCCCGGCTCTGTCTGATCTGATCTATCTTATCCGACCTCGTCCGCTTCGGTCTGATCTGGTCGGCTTGTGTTGTCCTATACTTTTAATAGACCCTTTTTTTACTCATTTGTCAATGAAAAATTTTATTTTTTTAAAAAAATTTATTTGGGGCGGTCTGACGCGGTCGGGTTCTGCCCGACAAATATTATATAATAACCGAGCTTTTCAAGGTTATTATATAATATATATATATTCTTTACTTCTTTTTATATCTTTCTTTTACTCTTTATTCTTTTCTTTGCTTCTTTCTTTTCTTTTTCTCATTTTCTTTCGTTCTGTTTGTAATCTGATTGCATTTCTGTTTGTGATTTGATTGCATTTCTGTTCGTTAAATTGCAATTTTCCCTTGTCTGGAAACTGCGAAAAGTCGGTACTTTGGCGGTGCTTTTCTGTTTGCATTTCTGCTTGTGAAATGATTGTAATTCTGTTCGTTAAGTTGCTGAATTTGCCCCATTTAATTTTCCCAATTTTAGGCAATAAAAAAGACCGCCGAAACGGTCCTTTTTATCTGTTTTGGAAATCCAAAAATTATTATAATTCTATTCCGTCCTCATCCAGATATTTCTGGTATAAATCTTCCCACGCGTCCGCATCAAGATTTTCTCCCAAAAATGAAGATGCTTCAAATGGCTCGGTCTCCTTGTGATCTAAAACCTCGTCAATTCCAATACTGTATTGGAATCCTCCGACTTCCACCCATACGGTGCCACTGTCGTTTTGTACTCCATTTTCTGCGAGTGCTTCTTTTTGGAAATCTTCAAAAGACATTTTATACATTTCTTCGAAATCACTTTCGAGTTCTTCGAAGGTCATGCCGTCACGCTCTCCAAAGGCTCCGGAATAAGCGTATAACTTGGCTCCGTCCTCTTCGTACTCGAATACGTCCAGCGGATCCGTTCCATTGTAAAATTCTGCTGCCTTATCGCTAAGGCTTCTAGTTGCCAATTCACCAGCTAATTTTTCGGAATTATTAAACTTTCTCATAATAACCACCATTCACACCAGTTAGAACGATGTGCCTTTCTTTATTTGATATATTCATTATAGCACTTTATAAAGTGATAG